GCGTAATTGTTGGGTTTAACTGCACATTACGGCCTGTACCAGCAGAGCTTATGGTTGATGGCTGAGCTTCTGTAGTCATCCGTGGGCGTGCAGTGTACTGAGATAGAGGGGCTTGAGCTCCCATACCCATAGGAATACCTAAAGCCCTCGCTAATTCTGGCGTAATGTTTGGCTGCGTATCTCTAGCGCCGTATTCAGCGTAGGGGACATACCGCGGCACAGGAATATTCGTCTGTCTGCCGGGAATATTCCCAGCTTTAGACATATCTACGCCAACATTAACACCGCCGGGCGGTTCAATAGAGCTTAATAGTTTGCTCATCAGAGCGCCTAAAGCAGCTCCTTTGGCTGTATTTGTGCCCATTAAACCAGATAATGTGCTGAGTAGATCTGCCATGACTTTTCCTTTTACCTTATAGAAGCTAAACCACCACGCCGCATTGGAAGACTTCTCTCAAGAGATGCGCGTGAAGCCTGCTCTTCTGGTGTCAACATAATATTTGAAATTGGATGTAAGTCCCCAATCGGACGTTTTGCTAAAGGCGTTGTTACCGCAGTATAACCTGCGGGGATTTGAGTTAATGCGCCAGTTGTTGGAGTTGGAACATTACCAAAAAGTCCCGTAAGAGCTCCAATAGTTCCGGCTATATTACTTAAAGACCCCGTGTCTGTTCCGTTAGTTATCCCACTGGAACTTGTTGTTGGACTAATACCACCCGTTCCAGCCCCACCAAGGCCAGAAGTGGTAGTTGTACTACTCCCGGGAACATTAGAGGTACCAGCCCCTGTGGTTGTAGAAGTAGCTTGGCCAGCTTGCTGAGTTCCAGTTTGCGATCCTTGTTGAGCGCCTGATTGAGTCGTTGTTTGTCCAGCAGTAGATTGCGGTAGATCGCCGCCAGTTATGTTAGCTTTTGCAGAATTTGCCATTTTAATTGCAATTTCTGCATCTAATACAGCTTTATCTGCAATTGCTTTATTTTGAACTGTTGGATTTTTAATGTATTCGTTTGCAGCATCTAAAACTTGTGCTTGCGCTGCACTTGCCTTATTTTGAAGATCATCGAATTGTTGCTGAGGCGTAAGAGGAGCAACAGCATTTTGAGCCGCCTTTAATATATCTGCAGCTTGAGTTTTTTGGTCAGCAGATGCTTTTGGATCATTTTGTATTTGTTTTTGCCAAGCTTCAATATTAGCAATAGCTTTTTGTTTTTCTTCAAGAGATCCAAAATCTTTTGCAACAAGGGCAAATTTATCTTCGTTAATCGTGCTAGTTGATCCAGTACCCGCCAAAGAAATATTACTAGCAACTTCTGGCGGTGGGGTACCAAAGCTAAATAAAGTATTTACTTTTGCTTCTTCTATTGTGTTAGTTTTTGGATTTCCTACATACAATTTTCCATCTGAAGACTGCAAAATAGGCAATCCATTTGAAGACCTTCCTGCTGGCGTAAGAGATTTAGATAAATCATCTGTATTTAATTCTTTATTTGTTCCATCTTCTTTTAACGAATAAAATTTACCGCTTGGCGATTCAACAATTGGGTCGCCTTCTAGCGTAAATTTATAAGTTGAAGACAATGAACCATAATCTAAAACCTTACCACCAGTAAGAGACTCAAGAATACTTCCTTTAGTCTCACCTAATGTTGGCGATACATTTACATTTCCAGTTAATTCAGTAGTCGCATGTTCCCCAGTGGTTGGATCAAAATAAATTGTATATTTTTCTCCATTCGAACGAATAGCATCTCTTGCTTGTACAGTTTGCCCATCTACGGTTGCGTCATATATTTTTCCGTACTGTACATTTGGATTGATTTGAACAGTTCCATTTGGGAATATAGTAGGCAAACCACCGGATGTTTGGCTAATAGGCAAATCACTTAATGTTGTTTGGCCAATTTGCGAACCAGCTAAAGCAGCAGTTGGATCTCCATATTGTGTTCCTACACCTTGCGATATTGGATTACCAAATGCATCAAAAATTTGTTTTTGTGCTGCTGTAGTGTTAGATGTTGATGTGCTTGGAACTTTACTTGCAGCTTGAGCTGCACCAGCAATAATAGAAGGGGCTGCATTCTGAATAGCAGCATTTATATCACCGCCTTTAATTGCTGTTTGCGTAGCGATGTTAGCCACATTGCCAGCAGCATTGGCAGCAGAAACTAAAACTTTAGGGTCTGCGTTCCTTAATGCATCAGCAGCAAGATTCTGTGCCTCTGCACCAACAAACTGACCAGAAACATTAGAAATAACATTCTGTAAAATGTTAGGGCTACCAGTAACAGCTGAAACAAGACCAGTCTGTACACCACTAGAAATGATTTTCTCTACTTGTGACGTAGATAAATTTGCAACATCAGCAAGCTTGTTAATTGTGTCTGAGCTAATGCCCAGACCTTTAATTATTTCTGATGCATTAGTAGAAACCACAGCACCAGCCGCACCAGACAACATTCCCTTTAATGGGTCTTGGCCAGTAATAAACGACATACCTGCATTTACAGCGGCATTAGAGATGGCGTTAATTGCCGTCATGCCAAGCGTTTGACCTAGAGTTACTGCAGGCAATCCTGTTGTAAACGCTGTAGGAGCAACTGCTGCAGAAACTTGCATTCCTGACAGAGCTTCACTCAACATTCCTGTTAAAGAAGGCGCAAATATTGCCCCCAATACAGACAGGAAAGGTGCCCACATCCCTTGATCAACAATGGATAGGCGTGTGGCATCAAAGTAATTTACTGCTGGCTTACCTGCATCATCAACTATAGGAACTAAATTTCCACTCCCATCAGAGTGAAACATAATGGCAGCATGAGGTTGTTCTGTGTTCCTTGTCCCCGGGCCACCAATAACATTGGCTACAAAATATAAATCTTTAGTCTTATCATTAATTGCGTTATAAAGGGCTTTTTGATCTAAGACATTTTTCTTTGAATAGTAAGCTGCAGGATCTATACCTACATTGGTAGCAACTTTAATAAAGTCATCATTAGAAGCTGAGCCACCGCCTACTTTTCTATAGGCTTGACCACCTGATGGTGGAAGCAATCCAAATATAGCCGCTCCATTTAAAACCTGAACAGCATCAGACTTTGAATTCCAACCCGCACCTGTGATTTTGTCACGGATGTCTGAGTTATTTGATGTCAGATAGCTTCCTGATTTTTTTATCTGATCATCAATGACTGACTGCTTTAATATTGGCAGTCCCGTGTTGGGATCAATTTTATTAAAAATAGCTGCATTTGCATTTTGAAGCGCAAAGTTTTTAGGCAAAGCAAAAGATTCAGAATAAGATAACTGGTTGTTTAACGCAGCAATCTGATTCTGTAAGTCACTAATTGTTGACTTTTCATTGGGATTTAAATCTCTTAATTGTTCCTGCAAAAAACCAATTCGATCTAATATCCCCTTGTCGTATTCACCATAATTAGTCAGCGATGTGCCAGCCAATGCTTGAGGTATGTCTATCTTTTGCGCTGGAGCAGGGGGTGGTTCATTAGCAGTTTCTGGGTCTTGGTAGGGCTTTGGAGCCTCTTGACCTTGACTAGCATACGCATCATTAATTTGATTGCTTAGGTCGTCAATTATCCCTTGCAGACGCGCCATTTCAACGCGATCTGTCCCCGGATTTAGTTCACCTAAATCACTTTCATATCCATTTTTTAAACTTTGTAGTTCTTGTATGCTCGCCATAATTAATCCTTAGGCTGAACAGCACCAACGACAGCCTGAGCCCAATCCATCCAATTATTAAATGGGATAGTTCCGGGAATCGCTTCATTCGTAAATACATCAATAGCTTTAAGACTCTCACCCCAAGTTTTCCAATCTGTCTTAGGGTCAGGAATCTCTAATTGGTTAGCAGCATAGAGCTCACACATTAGTGAAGCCCAGCTGTCAAACGTATGGCCACGAGGATCATAAATAAGCGATACATTAGCCATTTGAATAGCCCCTGACGTCGCCAACATTTGCGTTCAACAAGAGACGACCTAACTGATAATTACCGCCAAAAGTATTTGATACAAACTTCAATCTCAGTTCACGACGTTGTTCACGAACATCAATCTTTCCAGTGTTCGGGGAAAATACATACGGCCCTGTCGTTGCATCAGATTCTTGAGCAAAAGGGCGTCCTGTAATGTACATCTCCATATCACCAGACTGAACAAAGTCAGGCTCAACACGTTCTATATGTAACCAACGGTTTTCGCCAACTGGACTTGGCTGAGATGGGCCACCAGAAACTAATCCTAAGTCACTAGTCTCAAAGTAGCTTTCAATCGCATTAACCTCAGCATTCATAATCTCGTCAGTGCCAATTTCATGTTGCCACAAAGATACGAAACTCATTAGGCTAGTGACAGATAATTGAAATCCAGAGCCAACAGGCAGGCTTGCACTGAGGATGTCTGTAGTCTTATATCCAGTCCCATGAGACGTTATTGTTACTGTGGTTACCTTACCCCCACTAACAACAATCGTGGCCGTAGCGCCCGTTCCTGAGCCTCCTGTGAGGAGTTTATTTGTATACGTTCCGTTGGTATAACCAGAGCCTTGGTTTGTAATGGTATTGGCGTTAACTCCACCTGTAGCCATAATCTCCCAGCCTACGTTAATAGGGTAATGGAACACTTGAGAGAAGTAGCCAGCTGATCTACGAGCCCCTAGAGCTGATCCAGCGTCATACCAAGTCTGTTCACGGACGTTATAGATAATCGCGTCATTGCACTCTGTAGAGTCTCCGCGAGGATAAAACCACCAAATCTCACCATAGCGAGGAACTTTAGTGACATAGACCTTCTGACGCTGAGCATAGTTCAAATTGTCAAAGAACCAGTTCTGGTTCATATTGTTTGGGATCTCTTTGACCACACCGTTATACATCAGGAAGCGGTCAACTCCACACCAGTAATAAATACCGTCGTATTCAATTACTGACTGGCTAGATAAGATTGAAGACTGGCTAGAAATAATATCGTAGCGCCAGTACAGAGTCGTTGTAGTAGCTCCACTAGTTACTGTGGTCGGCGCATAAGATACGCGGATCAATGAATCTAGCGACCAAAACAACCCAGAAGGCGAGTTAGAGCCACCACGGACTGGTAAACCTTGCACAATCTTTGAGCTAGCGACGTTTGTCTCGTTAGCTGTTGGGCCAGTCCAATCTGTAGGATCACCTGCAGAACAATTCTTGATTAAACCGTTATTGCCAAAGACAAAAACATACGGATGAAGAACAACTACACCGCCAGATACAGAAATGGGTGTAGCCCCATCCATCATAGCTGTCATGGTGGTGCCAGTGATGTTACCCATCAAAACAGGAGTATTTGTAGTATTGGCAATATCAGACAGGTTTTTACCCGGATGAGCCACTAAACTCTCAACACCTGCGCCTGTTGTGTCAAAAAATGAGTCAAACTGCCATAAATTAGCATCATCAGCCGTAAAGTTTGACAAAGTAAAATCAGATACACCAGCACCAATTCCATTATTCGTAATAGGAATGACCTGCAAGCCACCAGAATAACCGTTGTAGACGTAATTGAAGTTGGGCTGAGGATTAACATACAGGCCCCTTGAAGGGCCTGCAATTTGAGCTGTTATTTGCCGATACCCAAGCACTTTACGAGGACGGCCACGCTGAAACCTGACCCATCGTCCATCGTTATAGAACTGCTTGTCAAAGACCGTACCATCCCGTTGAATGCCGGGCTGAGTATCAATGGCAAATACTTTTGCTGTCACGAGAATATCCCTCCAGAGATACCTGTCGTGAAGTTTCCAGAACCAGTAATGTTAACTCCCGTAGAGATAACATCAAATACCTGTGTGCCAAGTATTGAAATAGCTACTTGACCAGCACCGGGCCTATAAAGACCAGAACTTGTCTCAGCAGCAAAGTTCAACGCAGGCGTACCAACAGAACCATTAACTAGACTTAAACTAGTTGCACCAGCTTGAACAGTATTAGCATTTAAAAAGTTAGTGCCATCACAGATTAAAGTTGCCTGCTGGCCGGGAGGAATGATCGCATTCGCACCACCACTAACCCCCGTAGATAATGTCAATGAATAACCATTATCTGTTGTTTGGTTACTAACAACATACAAATTAACTGCAGGTGGATAATAGGCAATGACATTACCTGACAGACTACCTACATACTCTTGAATAGTGTTTGCAGCTTCACTAGGCGTGATGTAAACACTTCCTGTAGTAACAGGCTTAACCAAAGCATTAAACACAAAGGTTGAGCTTTGGCCATAACCAACAGTCACAAATTGTGAGCCAGTACAAACTATAAAAGCTGACTCATTGGGAGCAAAAATCTTTGTTGTACTAAGGTCAATCGTCTCTGAACCATTACAGGATACAGTTACGCTTCCAGTGCCATTGTTTTTCAATAAGAAAAACCAGTTATCAGCCAAACTTACAGCAGAAGGAAGATTAACTGTGCCACTACCACCAGACCAAATCTTCGTTTGAGCCCGATCACCAGTGACAAAGGTATATCCATTAACAATTGACGATGTTGGATGACTTTGGTTTAGCGTTGAAGTAATCGCTAACATACCGTAACCAGCTAGGGTTGCAGCATCTGCAGCAGACGTACCATAACCAAAGTTAATAATCCCCCATGTGCCAGCTACTGTAGAGTTATTAGTTACATAAACGTATCTAGCCTCTCCATTAGGAACAGAGATAATGGTTGAGCCATCATTAGCTTTAACAGTAAAAGCAACAGAACCTTTGTTACGAATTAAAGAGTCTGTACCAACAGATACTTGATTTGCTGGCGGCATTAAAAGAGATAGACCAGAAGTCGTTGGAGTGACTTCCATAATCCGCGCAGCATAGTCTCCTGTCGCATTACCATTGATAGGCCACGACAGAGTTGTGTTTGCAGATAAAGAAAAAGCCCTGTAACTAACGTCTGTGGGCTGAATGACGTCCCCTGTAAAGGGCGAAGTGTATGTAGTCATGATTAGCTATCCAATGCAACTGCTTGGCGGTCACCCATACGCTGAACATCTTCAGTCTTTAGGGTACTAATAATCTTGTCGTATTGCGACTGCCACATAGGCATACGATCATCGTTCTTTAAGTACGGCATAGCCTGCAATAAAGAACCATACAACATTGCCTGTGGAGCATATTCAGTAAACCAATTGCTTTGATTTGACTCATCTAAAGGCTGTACACGCTCGTAATACAAGATTTCAAATGTGTAAGCAGCCGCAGGCGTAGGAGCTACTAACCAGTGCGTATAGTCGTAATCTGCATAGTAAGCAGGAGTGCCTGTAGCCGTAGCATCAGGCCAATATTCACGCAGATATTCATACTTACGGAGTAAAACAGGCTGTTTTTGACCAGAAACCGTAACATTCATAGAAACAGTCTTATGCCAACGAGCTGGTTTTGGAACAATAGCTTGGCCTATAACCATCGTACTGTTGTTTACAGTCAAATTTCCAAGGAATTTAATCTCACTGGCAATGACCTGCTCAGCCAACATAATAAAACTTGGTATTTTGGCGAGAGTTTGGGCGTCTGAGCGCTCCAAGTAACTGGCGATGTCGGCTACCAGAGACGTATATGTCATTACAGCTGCCATTACCAGTTACCTTTCTTTGCCTTAGCGCCATGCATATTGGCCACTAACGATGGGTATGCAGTTCCTGTCCGTTTGGCAAAGCTTTTCGCAGCTTTCTTTTGGTTCGGACTGAGTTTCTCAGGTTTGCCTAAATCCTTTGGGCGTGGTTTATTCCAAACAGCCTTCATTTTATGCTCCTATTACATTTTTGTGAATATCAAAGTAGATAAAGAGC